TGCATTCCCACTGGGTTCATCATGATCCCCCCACAAAGGGCCATGGCTTTAAAAGGTCACGCCTTTAGACCCGGGTGTCAATCTCTGACAAGAACCGGATCAAAAGACAGCGTGTCGGGACAGCCATCCGGTCGTCCCCCGACCCTTACGGGTCTTCGCAGTCTGCAAATAGTTGACACGTCACCCCTAATGGTGACGGTCCGCTGGGACGGGGTACCAATTCTAGTACCCTCCGCACCTCCAACAAGAAGGAATCTACAGTACCAGAGAAACTTCGGCACTTTCGATTTCTTGCTCACAGGCCTATAGTAAAAGGCCGGGAGTCCGTCTATCGGCGACCAGATCCAATTATCCAGTTCGACGCAAGGTTCCCCGACAATAAAGAATTTGTCGGGTACATAGCGTAGCAGGTATCTATAAAGACCTGCGTAAGCCATCCCAGGAATGGGTGCTTTTTCTGCGAAAATCTGTACAGAGTTTATCATTCTGTACAAATCGCTTACTACCGACGGAGGCTTCTTGAAGTAAAGTGGCCTAACATCAACCCCAAGGAGGTAATCACCACCGCAACTTTCCCGAAAATTTCCTTCCGAGAAGCTTTTCTGGGTATTTATTTCAAAACCCAGTAATTCTAGCGCTCGACATATGTCGTCGTAACACGTAGAAGGTACGATGATGTCATCCCCATAAACGCTCCACCTCAATTTCTCACAGCCCACGCGTTGCAAAATTACGCGTACAACGGCCGCGAAGATTAGGGTCTGAAGTGAAAACGTCAAGCTGTTCCCCATACTGCTGAATTTCTCTAGCAGTATACTTTCACCCCACACATCAGTACGGGATGAACGCAAGGGTAACAGTGTAAAGAACCACAAGGAGGGAAGAATCCTGTAAACCAGACCAAGGGAAATGCGATCACTCGCACTCTTAAGGTCAATAGTACACGGCCTACCGGGACAGTCGGAGGGAATCGAGCCTTTAAAGGCAAGATCCTTATTTCGACTCTGGTCGGACAAATTAATGCCCCAACCTAGTAATCTCTCTCTCAATATACCGTCGTAGCCCTGTTGGACGAAAACGGCAAGAGAAGGTTCCGTACAGACAGGTCTCATCCGAGACACTGACTTGGGGACCATTGCAAGTTTGTTCTCCTGTGTATAGGTAACCGGAACCTCGGCAAGAGTGCTCTTTGAAGAACGCTCGCTGCCAAAATAGCCATAAACTCCAGAGGATCCTAACATCGTATTGGCTAAAAGCCATGAGACGTCGGTGTCCATTCCCGCGTAAGCGGAAAAATCCATGAGTTTATGGGCAATGTCAGTCCTCCCATGTGAATGAGAGGAGGTGACACCCGGCCCGAATTTCATAAGGCGACTTACTTCTGGAAGGTCAGGCGGTTCCGACCCAATGAGGCTTTCAACCTCACGGGCCACTGCCTTGACTAAATCGTCCAAAGCGCAGTGCTCATGTGTAAGAGGGTTCCTATGGATTTTCCACAAGGCCTCATTTATCACTTTGCACTCTCTTTCAGAATTAAACCACTCTTCTAGACACGCAGCCTGAGCAACACCCTCAAAGAGAGGTAACTCAAGCTTTTTAAGTATCGAGGAGGCTTGGGCATGACGATAATAAGAATCAACGTCGTCAGAGGCTCTGGCCGTGTGGCTTTGGTTCTCATGAAATTCAATCCTCTCCGGTAGTTGTTCCAACTTTACAATTGGTTCAATGTCCGGAAAAAGGCCGTTTACAAGGGAGTTGTACAGCCCTGTAAAGAACTGCTCAACGCTGCCTAACTTTAGGCGGAAATCCTGGATCCCCGAAAGGGACTTCTTGGATTTTCGAGACTTCATAGTGGACTTTCTCCAATGAGAGGTACGTGAAACCCATAGACGCGATAAGAATCGCAACCAGGATTGAAAGAGCAACAAGTAGCAACAGCATCACCTTGATGAGCTTAGAGGGATAAATTGTTAAAGTATCCATCCAGTTCACCGTCAATGATTAAGCCGGAAAAGATCTCGCGGACAAGCGTAAAATCTGCCTCGACAGTGTCGGAGCGACGCGAAACCGAAAGATCGAAAATGATTGGGGCAACATTTTCCCCATCATCGTACGACTTCGTCACGGACAATTTGAGGTTGTTCCTCGCATTGCCAGGATAGCTGTTAGTACGTTTGGGATAAACCCTACGGGCTGTCAAAATACTCGGCAGAACCAGAGTGGAACCCGTCATCTGATACTTCAGCGAATCACTTAGCTGGGAATCAGGTGTGAATACGTAATCGGTAGTGTCAACCGTTACGGTCACATTACTAGCCATGGTGTAACTCCATAGATTGGTTAAGGTTTATGCACCTTCAACGGCTCTTATAAAGAGATCGCAGAATAAGTGCTAAATCGACCGTCTTCAAGACATTAAGCCCTGAGCCGAAGCCCAGTTGAGGAAGGAAGGAATCAATTTTGATCCTCTGTCTCCTCTTGTAGGTTTCTGTCCAGATAAGGTCATTGGTAGCAGGACGTGTTTGAACCCAGTAGTAATTGCCAGAGGTATAAGAACCTCTATTAAAGGCGGTACTGCAGGATACATTCACATCCAAACATACAGTCGTCCACCCAACTCTCTCGTCAACTAAAGCGTACGCTTGAAAAGATTTGAGCATATCGCCAAGGTTGACAAACCAGTCGACCACGAAGGACAGTGGGATCAACTCCCACAAAGTACCAACGGGATCGTACAGCCCATAATTAAAGGCTGAAGAAGAGAGTCTGACTGGGTAATCCGCTGTTTGGCCACAACGGTAGAAGTAAGAGAATTCGGCAGAGGTGGTCAATATTGACCATATCTCACCAGCTCTCACTAACTTGCCGGAATAAGTGACATTAGTACCCTCATCTTGAGGGACTTTCGAGCGGACAGTCATACGGATAGGACGAAGGCCTGAATTGAGAGCTTCAACATGGTCCATGACGTCGTAAACAAAAGGACGCCAACCATATCGGCCCTCGAGCCATAGGTTTGAGGCTAAATCAACAACCTCACGTCGTTTCTCGGGATCTCTGAGAGCCGAACGTGAAAGCTGAAGCAGTTGCTGGGCTTCCCTGAAAGGGTGCCTTAGAAGCTTTAAAGCCTTGCTAATCATAAGCAGAGTCTTTGGAGCCTCGGCAACTGAGACTAATGACATAGCAATACCCTCAGCAAGTTCTGCTGAAAGAGAAGTATGCACATCAGCTTGGTCATCCCCAACAAAAGACGGGATTTGATACCCACATATTTTGTTGCACTGGTTACGTATTACAGTAAAATTGCTGTAGTAACTCGTGGAAGGGACAATAACTGGGTTCATGACTTTTGAGACTAAACCATCGTTGGATTTAATTCCATAGATGTAAACCTCATAATCATTAACCAGTAGAGCAGGTTTGCCGGAAAAGGAATAACGATCATGCAACATGGAGTTGCAGATCAGTTCTCCAGCATCCCTACGTTCCGTAAAGTTTGGCTCGACCACGTCTACCATTTGTTCATAGGTGAACGGGGCTGAGTTAGACCAAGGATCTTTACGTGTTCTAGTCCGCGTAGTCATAAGGTATCCTTTTTGAGGACCTGAGACACGCGAGATAGTCTGCATAAAGCGGACTTATAGGGGGGAAGAGCCTCAGGTGAGGTTTATTCC